TGCTGCAGCTAAGGTTCCTGTTGTTAGGTTGCTAGCATTACTAATCTGACCAATTGTAGCAGCATCTGTAGATGCTACTCCATTACTTAAGTTTATTAATTTACGATTACCTGCAGTATAGTCTCCAGTAAATGTTGGAGGAGAACTATCAATACCAGTTCTATGCAGAGTACCATTAATAATCGCATCACCTAATGTATCTAAATTGATAAGGAAGGTAGAAGCGTTAAAAGTAGTGTTTGTGTTATCTGCAATAAAAGTTCCAAGTTGAGTAAATGCTGGAGAATTAACATCTTTAATATAGTTGTTATTCATCTTCAGATCGCCTTGTCCAAGGAAGGGGCCATCTATAGCATTTTCATCATACTTTAAAATAGACTCATTACGAAACTTTGCTGTTAATTCTTGTACAATATACTTTAGCTGATCAAACTGCAGGTTTAACTGAGTTGTAGTCAAGCGAGTACCGGGAGCAAAAGTAACAATACTATTGATTGAGGGTGTCTTACGGCGGATATAAACTATATCTGCTTGTCTAACAATACCATTTACGCTGGAGTAAGAAGCTTGAACAACTGGAATATCAATTGTCGCTGCACTTACTAAGGTATAAGTTCTAGAATAAGGATAGTCTAAATTATTACTAGTCTTAAGTGGAATGGTACTAAGATCTTTAAATGTTAATACTTTCGTCTGTTCATTGATTGTATACCAATCTTTTGGAAAGATAAACATCTGCCTACGATCAGCAATAGTAAACGCATAAGCACCAAACTTAGTGTCATATCCTGTATCAAAAACACGCTCTACTTCAATCTGATCAATAAGAGGAACATTAGGTAAAAAGTTTAATGTACTTAAATCAAATGTACCCGAAGCAACGGAAGTATTTCCATTACCACTAAAGGTTAGCGTTGTTGTTGCTATATTTAAATTGTCATATGTTGCCATGTATGTCTCCGTTAAGTATCAATTGTTGTATACTTTTGTTTGAACTTTCCTTTGAACTCCATATTTGTAATATTAACTGGAGTAGGATATTCACTTGTGATTTTAATTACCAAGGAGTCTGAGTATCCAACAATCTTGGAAACAAACTCTCCTTGTTTTTGGAATATCTCCAAAGGAAGAGGATCTTCGTAGACCGTGTAATCTGGTCTTGTTGGGATGTAACTAGTGGTAAACGCTGTTCGACCACGATGAGTTACTTCGATATCATAAGGACCAGTATAGTAATGTCTGAAGATAGCACTACGGATATTCAACACACCGTCAATGATGTTATTGTTTTCATCGCGCACAAAGAGAGTACTTAGTTCTACATTCATCTTGTACTTAATACCGATGTAAACATAGTAACCATTAATTGCATAATTTGCACCAATAACTACAATCTCAGTATAAGGATTACCTGAGCCATCTGTTTTATTTGTTACACTATAAGGCTGAATAGCAACATTGCTAAGATCTTCTTCATTACTATTTCCATTATTATACCATCCCTTAGATAGCACAACAAAATATTTGTCAATATCTGTAATATCGGTATGTCCGGGAATACGATAAGTAGTCATTGCTGAATAAGGATCATACTTAGCATTATAGTTTACTGACTGACTATCTGAGTTAATGATCTTCATCTTAAACATTCGATCTAGACGAGGAACATAAACATCTTCAGTAATCATGTAGTTGCGATATAAGTAGTACTTATAGGTTCCACTGCCAGCAGTAGTCTCTCGCTTACTAAGAACATACATATAGTTATTATAGCACTTAAGAGTTTCAATAGACTCTTCTTCAGCAAGAATATAACGATAGAAAGAATTTTGAATAACGCGGTCACCGCTAAATCTATTGATGTAACCATAGATATGGTTTCGATTGTCATCATCTACGAACAACAGAGTATCCTGTGAAGGAGCGGTAGCTGCAGTTCTATAGTTCTTTGGTAGATAGCCCATAGCTCCTGTGGATACTTCGGCTGCTGAGGCATATCCCATGGTACCCTTACCTGTAAATAAGAAGAGTCGTTGAGAATCAAAGAAGTAAAGCCTAGAGCCAATGAACTGTGGATCAAGGATAGGAGCAGTGCCGTAGTATGTTACTGGGGCAATAGCTACATTGGTTGGAGATAGTTCCATACCTGCTGAAGACATCAACTGGAATTGGATGTTTGCTTTAGTGTTGATAAACATATACTCTTCAAAGGGAGTCATACTGGTAATTTCACAGTAGTTGTTTGAAGAGACACGAATATCAATAGGATCTGTGGTTACAATGTTTGAAGGATCGTCTAGAAATAGATTCTCATACTCACCCATTTGTGAACAGAAGATAACATCGTCAGCAGAAAACCATAGTCTATCCTTGAAGACAGCGAGGCCAGTGATACTTGGATGTCTAAGAGACTTACGATCTACAGTCTTAAAGATACTAGGACCGGGATTAGTTGTTTTATCTCCGGTTGTTCTAGCTGTCCACTTAATTGGTTCGATCTTCCAGTTTGTTACATTAGAAGCATCAATAGATACCACAATCTTCTGAGGCATTCTTCGATAATCAATAACAGAGTGTTCGTCTGGTGTTCTTACCTTTTGAAGATAAGGGCGTCCTTGGCTTGTTATAAGGGTACGACCAGAACCACTTGCAGTATAGATAACCTTTGAAGAATCGTAGTAAAATGTTTTATCTGTAGGATTCCAAGAAACAACTCTATAGAAACCTGAAGTTGTATTTAGATATGGATTAACCATAAAGAAAATTTTACCACGACCATCAATAATATTATTTAAGGTTGTATCGGGATCGTATAATAATCGCAACATTTCCCTAGCTTTATTATCTGTAGTAGTAGTAAGCTTTTCATTATTTGCAAACCAATCGTCTGCTTCTGGTGGTAACTTTACATCTGAGATGTCGTTTACTTTTTGACCAAGATAAGACTTAGCAGGATCAGAATAAAAATAATCCTCTGCTGGAATATAATCAGCACCTGTAATTTCAATTAGATAACCATCTCCTGCATTTGGAGCGGGAGAAAAAGGAGAAGTTACTGAGGCTTGTTGATTAGATCCAGTATAAGTAGAAATTACTCTAGTCTGAACAGTACCTGTTGTTTTAGATGTGACTTTAATAGTCATTCCATTATAAGTATCATCAATAGGTGATGCAGAAGTACTTAAATGGATATGATTTACAGTACCATTTGAAGGACTAGAACCAGAAAGATAACCGGGACGCCAACCAAAAAAGATATCATCTCCAGTACCACTTAACGTATCATCACCTTTATCATAAACTCTAATTACTTTAGAAGCGGTATAATAAGTAACTTTGCGACCTTGAACATCATCATTAGCAGTGACAGTACCACTAAGGTCAAATAACTTTCCATCAGTATCTGAACTAAAGCCAGCCTTTACATTGGTATTTAATACAACAATACTTGAACCCAGAGACACAGCCTTAAGAGATTCCTTTGCTGTCTTTCCATTTGGATTGTAAGTAATATATGCTCGGCTTGTAGAAGAAACAACTGCTTCAGTATTTTGATTGGTTGGTGTTAGATCTTCCCATGTTCCAGTAGGAAAAACTCTAAAGATATAGAATAAATTCTCAGAAGAACTAGTAGCACTAAAGTCTACGACCACTAAGAAGGTATTATCTTCATTGATGTTATACCAATAGTACCATAGGTCATGGTTAGCGTTTACATTGGCTAGAGCATGGAGATCTAGTCTAGTTGCAGTAGAGCCAATGTCCCATGAAGTAGCATTGGCTGCAGTCTTCTGGGGGACAATCTCAAAGCCGGGACGTTTTTCAAAGTTACGCTCTAGGGATACTAGAGCATTGTCAATGTTCTCTGCTTCGTTAGGCTGGCGTCTATTAGGAGACTGCCGTCCTACACTGTTGGTCATGTAGATTGGAACTTTAGTTGTATTGAAACCAGCTTGTGGTCCTTTTCTTCGCATTGCCATTAATAACCTCTGGTACTCCAGTACCGAAATCTATTTGGATCACTGAAATAACGAGCACGATAACGACTGTCTCTCCAAAGATTATTGGAAGAGAAGATGTTCTTCTTCTTGTCACTGATATCAGATGATTTATTTTTAATTGAAAAGAGTTGCTCTTGATAGCCAAGGAATGCATCAGTAACATCATCACCCTGAGTGATGCTCTGGTAGTGACGCATGGCTGTGGTCATAATAGCTCTCTGAGCGGTAGTCTCAAGATTCTCCCAAGGGAGCTTCATAGTAAACTCTAGATAGTAAGGACCACCAGCACTAGTCCAGATATCAGTATCTTGTGTGATATTCCATAGGCGAGCAGGGCTAGAGTTGTTTAGAATTCTTGCCTTTATCTGGTCACCGTCTTTAGTGTAGTGAAGAGAAACTAACTCCAGAGCAAGAATACCCTCTTCATCCGCATCAGCAGTAGGAAGAATAATCTTACCATCAGTAGTTAATTCATACTTACGAATAAACTTATTAGACGCAAGACCACGCAGTTGGTAGTCCATACTTGCTTGTTCAAGTAGTGTCTCAGCAATTCCAGTATCAATACCAGATTCGCCTTCTAGGTCAGCAACAAGGTTCTCACCTGAAGCTAGTAACATTTGATTAATTGCTTGTAGCTTAGTAATTAAGCCCATAGTAGCCTCCTATAAAGTAGAAATTAAAAAGAGAAAACCCACCGACCCCCACTTAAGGGGGCCGGGGGTAGATGATTTGATCACCTCCTTATCAATCGGCGTATAAGAATTCGCAGACAGACATGGAGAATGTATTAATCATTAGCTAGTTACAGCGTACTCAGCACCAAAGCCTGTGCCTAGGTTACCGTGAGCAGCAGTGCCAGAAGCGCTGCCGTTGAGGTGGTTACGGAGACCTTCACGGCCACCAGTTGTGACTGGAGTACCGCCAGTTGGGGTACCACCAGAGATGAGAGCGCGGCAGAGTTCTGGACGAATTACGCCAGTGCCCTTCATCATGCTCGCAACGGTAAACTGAGTGTTACGGCGGACATCCTGCACGGTGTCAACCTTCATACCCTGTAGGGATAGACCAGCAATTGCTTCCTGCTGGAAGATAATGCCGTGGAGGTTAATTGCATCGCACTTTAGGTTGTACTTGGCAGAACCAATTGCAGCACCTTCAAGGTCTGTCTTTGGTAGGTGATTGCTCTTGACAATCTTGACACCCATGTAATCAAGGCTGTCGGTCATAGCATTCATACCCATTGTGTATGGAGCGCCTAGACCACCGTATTCATC